CAGTTTCAGCGGCCCCGCCGACAGCTCGTCGTACCTGAAGGCCCGCACCGCGCTGACGGTCTACCAGGCGCAGGACAAGCAGCTTGGCATCCAGAAGAAGAAGGGCACGCTGGTCGACCGCGCCCGCGCCGAAGCGCTGGTGTTTCGTCTTGCGCGGCAGGAACGCGACACATGGGTCACCTGGCCTGCCCGCGTGTCAGCACTGATGGCGGCGGAAGTGGCTCTGGGAGTGGAAAAACAAACCGGAACACCGGTGATTATCGAGGCCGCGATCCTGCAGAGGGTGTTGGAAGCCCATGTCAGACAGCACCTCGAAGCCCTCGCCGATCTCCGGGTCAGCCTCGGATGACTCTGGCGATCTGACCGAAGACCTCAACCTCGGGTTTGACGGGGCCGAAGACATTCTGCGCAACTGGCGACGTGGAATGCGGCCTGATCCGGACCTGACTATGTCGGAATGGGCGGATGCACACCGCAAGCTGTCGTCGCGCGCCTCGGCCGAACCCGGCCAGTACCGCACCGCCCGCACGCCATATCTGCGCGAGATCATGGATGCGCTGTCGCCCCGCCACCCGGCGCAGCGCATCTCGTTCATGAAAGCGGCGCAGGTTGGGGCGACCGAGGCAGGAAACAACTGGATCGGCTTCGTGATCCACCATGCACCCGGGCCGATGTTGGCAGTATTGCCGACGGTGGAAATGGCCAAGCGCACCTCGCGCGGACGGCTCGACCCCTTGATCTCGGAAAGTCCGGTGCTGCGTGCGCTGGTCAATCCGGCCCGGTCACGCGACGCGGGAAACTCGATGCTGTCGAAGGAATTCCAAGGTGGCATTCTGGTGCTGACCGGGGCCAACTCGGCGACCGGCCTGCGGTCGATGCCTGCGCGTTACATCTTCCTCGACGAGGTTGACGCCTATCCGGCCTCGGCCGACGAGGAAGGCGATCCGGTCACGCTGGCCGAAGCGCGCACGACGACTTTCTCGCACCGACGCAAGGTGTTCATGGTTTCCACACCGACGATCCGGGGCATCAGCCGGATCGAGCGGGAATACGAGGCATCGGACCAGCGTCGGTACTTCGTGCCCTGCCCACATTGCGGGGCGATGCAGTGGCTGCAGTTTGAGCGCCTGCGCTGGGACAAGGGGCGGCCCGACACCGCCGCCTATCATTGCGACGGTTGTGAGCGGCCAATCGCGGAGCATCACAAGACGCAGATGCTGGAGCGGGGCGAATGGCGCGCGACGGCTTGTGTCGGCCGATCCGCACTCCATCGGCTTCCATATCTCGGCGCTTTACTCGCCGCTGGGCTGGAAAAGCTGGCAGCAGATCGCGCGCGAGTGGCTCGCAGCCCAAGGCTCCGAGGAGATGCTGCGCGCAGCGCGCAACACACTGCTAAGCGAGACATGGGTCGAGTCTGGCGATGCGCCGGAATGGCAGCGGCTGGCGGAACGCCGTGAAGCCTATGGCGGGGTTCAGATCCCGGTTGGTGGTCTGTTCCTGACCGCCGGTGTCGATGTGCAGAAGGACCGCATCGAGGTCGATGTCTGGGCCTGGGGTAGGGATAGGACAAGCTGGCTGGTCGATCACATCGTCATTGCCGGTGGCCCGGACGATCCGGCCTGCTGGGACAAGCTGACCGGCCTGCTGGGTCGGACATGGGCATGTGCCAATGGCGCGGTGATGGTGATCGGCAAGCTGGCCATCGATACCGGCTATGAAGCTCCGGCGGTTTACGCATGGGCAAGAAAACAGGGGTTCGACCAGGTTTCGCCAATCAAAGGGCTGGAAGGGTTCAACCGGGCGACGCCGGTATCGGGCCCAACCTTTGTCGATGCGACCATCGGCGGCAAACGTCTGCGCCGCGGTGCGCGGCTTTGGTCTGTGGCGACGGCGACGTTCAAAACCGAAACTTACCGCTTCCTGCGGCTTGAACGCCCCTCCGATGAAGACCAGGCGCTGGGCGTCTGTAATGCACCAGGCACCGTCCACCTGCCCGACTGGATCGACACCGAATGGTTGAAGCAGCTGGTGGCAGAACAGCTGGTCACCGTCCGCAACAAGCGCGGTTACAGCCACCCCGAATGGCAGAAAATGCGCGAGCGCAATGAGGCGCTGGACTGCCGGGTTTATGCTCGGGCGGCGGCGTGGATCATCGGCGCGGATCGCTGGGATGAGGCAACCTGGCGACGGCTGGAAGAACAGGCCGGGGTGGAGACCAAGCATCAGATGCCTGTGGCAACTCCGGCACCATCAGAGGCCCCGACCGCGCCCAAGGCCGGAACACCAACGACGCCACGGCGCAAACGCCGGGCTTACACACCGAACTTCATGAGGGATTGAGATGGATTTGGAACGGATGCGCGCCTTGCTGGCGGCATTGCAGGAAGCGCGCTACGCAGGCGTTCGCTCTGTCAGCTATGATGGCAAGTCGATCAACTACGGCTCGGACACGGAACTTGCCAACGCGATCAGCGATCTGGAAGGCCGGATTGCTACGGCCACCTCCGGCACGCCGCGTCGTCGTCGCTGGGGCACTGTCGCCTCAAAGGGTCTGTGATCCATGGCGTTCGAGGCCTTTCGTCAGCGCATTGGCTCGATCATCGGCGGGTTTGACGCGGCACAAGCGCATCGCCGCCTGCGCGGGTTCCGGGCCAGCCGCGCGCATGTGAATACTCTGATCGCGGCCTCGGGCGACACCATCACCGCCCGTGCCCGCTGGCTGGTTCGGAACAATGGCTATGCGGCGAATGCGGTGGAAAGCTTCGCCAGCAATGTCGTCGGCGATGGGATCAAACCCTCCTCGACCATCGCCGATGCGGCCAAGAAGGAAGAGCTGCAAGCGCTTTGGCTGGCCTGGACCGATGATGCCGATGCCGAAGGGCTGACAGACTTCTATGGGCTGCAGCGCCGGGCGGCGCGCGAGGTGTTCTTATCGGGCGAGGTCTTCATTCGCATCCGCCCGCGCCGGGCCGAGGACGGGCTGACCGTTCCACTGCAACTCCAGATGCTGCCTGCCGAGATGCTGCCCTTGGACATGAACCGCACGCTGTCAGGCGCTGGGCTGATCCGGCAAGGGATCGAATTCGACGGCATCGGTCGGCGCGTGGCCTATCACTTCCTGCGCCGCCATCCCGGCGATTTGACCGATCCCGGCCTCACCAACGAGACCGTCCGTGTTCCGGCAGCAGACGTGATCCACGTGCTGGACCCGGTCGAGGCAGGCCACTTGCGCGGCGTGTCGCGCTTTGCCGCCGCAATCGTCAAGCTGTTCACGCTGGACCTCTATGACGACGCGGAACTGGAACGCAAAAAGATCGCGGCGATGTTCGCGATGTTCATCACCTCGCCCGCCCCGGAAACTCCGCTGGAACCGACCGAGGACGATCTGGAGGTTGAACCTGGTCAAGTCGTACGGCTGGATCCCGGCGAGGATGTCTCGACCCCGTCCACGCCAGATTCTGGTGGCACCTATGAGCTGTTCCAATACCGAACCTTGCTGCAAGTCGCGGCGGCGCTGGGCATCCCCTACGGCTACCTGACGGGTGACACCGCCAAGGGCAACTTCTCTAATAACCGTATCTCTCTGATCGAATTCCGCCGTCGCATCTCGGCCTTGCAACATGGCGTGCTGGTGTTCCAGCTGTGTCGTGCCGTCTGGGCGCGCTGGATGGATGTGGCGGTGCTGTCGGGCGCTATCAATCTGCCAGGCTATGACAGCCAACGTCGCCAATATCAGGCCTGCGCTTGGTTGCCGACCAAATGGGACTGGATCGACCCGATGAAGGACGCATCCGCAGAGATCCTGCAGATCGAGTCCGGGCTGAAATCGCGGACGCAAGCGATCTCGGAGCGCGGCTATGACGCCGAACAGGTCGACCGCGAGATTGCCGCCGAGCGCAAACGCGAACTGGCGCTTGGCCTCGACTTCCGCCGTCCGGGATCCCCGGCGCAGGGGCCAGGCGCTGCCAGCGGCAAGGATGACAAGCAGGACGGCGCGGAAGGCGACGACGCACCCCAAGATGCTGAAGACAAGGCTGACCCCAAGGAGGGCGCATGATGCACCACGCCCAGATCGCCCAGCGCGCCTTCAACACACCCCTGATGGTGGACCCAGCCAAGGCGCTGGCGTTTCTGTCCGGGCTCGGGGCCTCGCATCACGGGGCAGGAAATCACCTTCCATGGGCTGGAAGTGGAAGCCGCTGACCAGACAACCGCCAGCCTGCCTGCCCGGACGTCGCTGTTAGGCAATGATCTCGCCCAGCGCCACCAGCGTAATGGCACCCAGCCCTACGCGGTGGTGGACGGTATTGCCGTGATCGAGATTTCAGGAACGCTGGTGCATCGCGGCGCGTGGATCGGGCAATCCTCGGGCCTGACCTCCTATGAGGGGATCGCCGCCCAGCTGCAGACAGCGCTGGCAGATCCCGGCGTACGTGGCATTGCGCTCGAAATCGACAGCTTCGGTGGCGAGGTGGCGGGTGCCTTCGATTTGGCCGACCGCATTCGGGCGGCGCGCGCACAGAAGCCGGTGCAGCCCGACACCGTGGAAATCGACCCGCTACATTCTCGGTTTCGAGGCCGACTTTCCCCAAAAGCCATCTCCGGATTCCGGACGGCAAAGCGGGCAAAAGCCATCTCCGGATTTGGCGCAAACTCTCGCAGAGCCATGTCCAGAATTTGACCAGAAATGCCGAAAGCCATGTCCAGATTTGGAACAAAGCCATCGCCGGATTCTGGACACTAACTTAGTAAGAAAGAAAGAAACTACTACCGCGCGTAGCACGCACGCGAGCACGCATGACGCATACGCGAGGGAGGCCCCCGAAACCGTCTGCCTCGCAGCCTGTGGCGAGGGCCTATGCGTTGAAGCCCGTGCCGTGATCCAGGCAACCGCGCCGGTCATCGATGGCTGGCTGGCAGCAGGCTACGACCTCGAAGCCGATATCCTGCCGGTGCTGAAAGCGCGAACGTTGCGCAAGCGCGAAGACCCAATCCGGACATGGGCGTATTTCACTCCGGCCGTTGCCAAGCGCCACGCACAGCGGGTGGCGCTGGTGGCGAAGACGAAAAGTGCTGGGGAAACGAAGACTGCGCCCACGCTCAGTGCCCAAGAAATTCTGCTGCAAACGGCCGAATGG